GCATTGCTACTACCAAATCACGCAACGGCAATGTCACTCCTATGGAGTTGGCGCACACCGTGGTTGAGGCAACCATGCAAGATTTCTATGCTCCTGAGTATATTGATAAGCTGGATGAGTTGAAGACTAACATTAACGAGCGTCAAGCTGTTGCCCAATCTGCTGCCGCTGCCCTTGGTCGTAAGACTGACGAGCTACTTGTTGCAGCTTTAGACGCTGCTGGTGGTACTGCGATCCACGACACTAGCTCGGCCCTTGAAATTGCTGACATTCTATCTCTGTTTGAAACTATGGGAACTAAAAACGTCCCAGAAGACGGACAGCGTTACTTGGCAATGCACCCCAAAGGTTATGCTGATATGTTTACTATTACTCAGTTTGCTTCTGCTGACTTTGTTGGTGAGCAAAACCTGCCGTTTGCAGGTGGCATGACTATGAAAGAGTTCATGGGCTTTAAGGTATTCTCTACATCTGCTGTAACCGCAGGTAAGAGCATGGCTTATCATACCTCAGCAATCGGCCTTGGTATTAACGCAGACGTTGCTACTGAGATTAATTATATTGCTGAAAAAGCATCTCATCTCGCAAACTCCATGATGTCTATGGGCGCAGTCGGTATTGACGCCAATGGTATTTGTGAAGTTCTTGACAACAACTCTTAAGAAAGGAACTTTATCATGGCTTACGCAGCAGGAGGTTTACATCGTATCGGAGGTGCTAGTGGTGCCGCCCTTTGGATGTACCGAACAGCAGACGCAATCGCAGCGATCAACTCTGCGGGTTACTTTAATGATGCAGCAGCAATGCTAAACATTCGTGATCTGATTATTGTGCAGGATACAAATACACCTACTACAAATTTTGTAACTGTACTGACTAATACTGGTACGGCAGTGGATGTGTCTGATGGCACAGCCGTTGCTGAAACAGACAGCGATTAAGAAAGGAAGGGGGCTTTGGCCCCCTTACTACTCACATGGCAGTAAGCACAGCATCAGACACACCGCTTGACATATGTAGTCGCGCACTAATTCTTATTGGTGCCGAGCCTATTACGTCATTTGACGATGGAAACAATGAAGCACTTGTTGCTTCTAATATGTATGAGGATGTTGCCCAATCAGCTTTAGTTAATACACGGTGGCGTTTTGCAACGGATCAACTTGTTCTTAACAGGCTAACAGATGCGCCTACTGGCCGATATGAAGCGGCATATCAAATGCCAAACAACTCACTTATGATCCACACACTAACTGTAAATGGTTTTAACATTGAGTTTCAAACCTACAGTGATAATTTATTTTGCGATGCAGCAGGTTCTGACGTAGTAATTGCTGACTATACATACAGAGTTACCGAAGAATATTGGCCTTCTTATTTTACAATGGCCGTTCAATTCCAACTGGCTGCTGTTTTTGCTATATCACTAGCGCGTGATGGTGGGCTTTCTCAGCTTATGGATCAGAAGGGCGCTATGCTAATGGCTAAAGCTAGAGGTTTAGACTCTCAGTCTCAAACAACTCGTAAGCTAGATACTTCCAGATTCATTACTAATAGGCGTAGTTAAATGCAGAAGGTACAGGTTCCGATAACTAACTTTCAGTTTGGTGAAGTTAGTCCATCGCTATCATCCCGAACAGATACTGCGGTATATACGGCGTCTGCACAGAAGTTAGAGAATATGTTTATTCGCTCTGAGGGCGGAGTTATTAAACGTGCTGGCTTGCAAACTATCTTTAAATACACTGACATAACCTATAATGCCGCCAAGACGCAGCAGGCTAGGTTAATGCCGTTTATCTTTTCAGATGATGAACAGTACATTGTATCAATGGAAAATGCTAAGGTTAGGGTGTTTATTATTAACCCCTCAACTGGCGCTGTAACATTAACAGCTACAATTACTGCTGACGTTAACGGGGTTGCTTTGCCATTCTCTGACGTGTTCTTGCATGAATATACATTTGCTCAAACTGGCGATGTAATGTTTATCTGCCATCCCTTGTTTATGCCAAGCCAAATTGTAAGGACTAGCTTAACTGCGTTTCAAGTAGAACCTTTTAGCTTTGATACTAGGTCTGATAAAGAACGCATCTATCAGCCTTATTATAACTTTCATAACTTGAGCGTCACTCTAACTCCTAGCGGTACAAGCAATAGTATTAATTTGAGCATTGGTGAGTTTAGCGCAGAGGCAGATGATGATGGTATCTCTGTGTCTGCTCAAGTTGCCAATGAAGCTAACTTAGTTATTGGTGGAGCTTTAGCTTCTAGTGGAGCTGTCACGTTTGTATATGGCCGCATTGTAACTATTACATCTAGTGGTAATGATTCTGGTTTTGCCTTTACTGTAACTGGCACAAATGTAGATGGTGATGCTCAGACTGAGGCCATTACTGGTGCTAACAATGGCACTGTTACTGGAACTAAATTCTTTAAGACTATTACTCAGATTGCTTCTGCTGGTGATCCTGCTGGTACAGTAAAGGCTGGCGTTACTGATAAGGCTGCTGTTTCTTACTTTGATACAACGGGTAGTCAGGCTAGTGGCAACTACGCTAATTCAAAGCACATTGGCATTACACTTCTTTATCATAACTCAGAGATATTAATTACTTCTGTTCAATCAGGCACTCAAGCTATTGGTACTGTGTTAGATAGTTTGTTTGTGCAGCTTAAAGTAAACGCATTAAAAACTATTAGTGGCTCGGCAACTGTAGAGATAACGCACGTTAAGCACGGTATGAGGGTTGGAGATTCTGTCACGCTATCCGAATGCGCTGCTGTGGGCAATATTTCTACTAGCAATCTTAATGGTGCTAGAGCGATTGTAGGTATTATAGACGATAACCATTATACAGTTACGGCTGGTGGCGCTGCTAACGCATCTATAGATGGTGGTGGTTCTCCTAAGATAACGTCTGCATCACCTACTACGGATTGGGCAGAGCAATCTTATTCTTCGCTTAGAGGCTTTCCGTCTGCGGTTACATTTCATCAAGACAGGCTTTGCTTTGCTGGAACTGTAGCGCAGCCAGATACAATCTGGATGAGTAAGTCTGCATCTTATTATAATTTTGATGTTGGTGACGCTAATGATTCTGACTCTATACACCTTACCGCAAGCATTGGTGAGGTTCAGCAGATCAGGCATTTAGTTTCTAACAGAGACTTGCAGGTATTTGCTGCATCTTCTGAGATGTTTATTCCTGCGTTCCAAGACAAACCCATCACGCCTACTAACGCACAGATTAGAAGGCAGACACCATTCGGCAGCGACTCTATTCGTCCACAGGTTTTAGATGGAGCCACCTTATTTGTGCAGAGCGGCGGCGCTATTGTGCGTGAGTATTTGTTTACGGACACTGAGGAAGCTTATACGGCTGTCCCTGTGTCCTCCTTATCCTCTCACCTAATAGTCTCGCCTGTAGAGATGAACACGTTCTACGGGGCTGTTGATCGTTCTGAGAGCTATGTCTTTGTTAGAAACAAAGCTGGCAACTTAGCTGTCTTTAATTCTAACAGAGCAGAGCAACGTGCAGGCTGGGCTGAGTTTACTAGCCAAGGCTTATTTCATTCTACGGTAACTGTAGATGATCGTGTGTTTGCTAACGTGGCATTCCCAATGGGGAACGATACAACGAGGTATGTACTCTGTGAGTTTAAAGCAGATTCTAATATGGACATGTCTAAGACATATACCGCGACGAGTACGAACAATGGAATCTTTACTGTTTCATCAGAATTTGAGAACGGTGCTGTTGTTGATGTTGTTAGCGGTAATAATTATATCGGTAAGTTCACTGTGTCTGGTGGTGTTGTTAATGTCAGTGCTGTTGAGGGTTTAAACACAGCAGAGATTGGTTACAGTTTTAACGTCACACTAACGACTAATCCAATAGATACTAACACACAGTCTGGGCCTGTTAGCGGAAAGATTAGAAGTCTTGCTAGTGTGGTTGTTGATCTTAATTCAACGCTATCGGTAAGTGTTAACAATACTAATTTAGTTATTCGGCAAGTTACTGATGATATGTCTAATCAGCAGACACCCTTTACTGGACGCAAAGAGTTTAGATTAATGGGCTACGGTAGAACGCCACAGATAACTATTAGTCAGTCAGCACCACTACCCCTACAGGTTAATGGCATTATAGCGGAGTTAGTGTTTTGAAAGACTTATCATTACACACAGACTTTGATTCTCTTGAGTGCGAAATGCTTGAGGTTGAGCAAGTACACTGTCCTGTTAAACATCACTTTGGTTCTGGTGTTTATATCCGTGAGGTGTTCTTGCCAGCAGGTACATTGGTCCTTGGTCATGCTCACAAAGAAAAGCATATAACCATTATGCTTCAAGGCGAAATGCTGGTTCACAATGGCGGTAAGGTTAGTAGGGTTAAAGCGCCTTGTACTTTCTTGGCTGATGTCGGGCGCAAGGCAGCGTTTATAATTGAGGACGCTATAGTGCAGAATGTATTTGCAACAGAAGAAACAGACTTAGATGTGTTGGAAGATATGTTTGTAAATAAGTTAGATCATAGCGGCAGTGATATAAAGTTCTTTGAGTCTGAATTTGCGGAGGCAATAGCATGAGCTATGTAGCGGCGGCAATCGTTGTAGGTACTGGTATAAATATGTATGGCAATATCCAAGAGGGTAAGGCCAAGAAAGCTGAAGCATATGATGCAGCTAGGCAGTTAGAGCGTGAAAGAGAGCTAACAAAAATTCAAGCTACTCAAAGTATGACTGCTATGGCGCAAGACTATTCAATGGCTACTTCTGCTAATGACGCATTTTTTGCTGGGGTTCTTGGACGTGATGTAAGTGATAGAAGTCTACGCGCATTTTCAGCTAGGCAAGAACAAATCTATAGTACTGACGTTAAAAGGCTTGCTTCAGATTCTAATATGAGAGCTAAGACTCTTACTGATCAGGCTTCCTCTATGTATAGAGCAGGTAAGAATGCTCAGAAGGCTTCCTATGTTAAGGCTACTCAAAGTTTTATGGAGGGAATTTATAGTTACCAAGGCGTTGGTGGCGGTGTGCCTATGGATAGCGGCAAAGGAACCACAATAAAAGCTGGTCAAGGATCATCAGCAGGTTCTTATCAAGGCAAAACTGGTTACAATAAATACTTGGTTAGGAGTTCATAAATGCCTGTAGTTCGTCAAACTCAACGGGTTTTTAATAAGCCAATCGGTGTAACCCGCATGAATACTGGCGAGGCTGAATTGTGGCAGACAGTAAGCAATGCAGCCAGTACCATTAACAATATCGCTATGGACTATGAGAAAACTATTGGCGTATCTCAGGCTCAAGAGGCTGCGTTAGGTGTGGCTAGAGATGATGTTATCTCTATTGATCCATCTACAGGTAAGCCAGTTGCTCTTAAGATTGCTGAACAGTATGGCTCTATACGCTCTCGCGCTTTTACAGATATTATTAACAGAAGATTTCAAGAATCTATTTCAAATGAAATTACCACTAAGGGTATAGACTACGCGACTAAGTACCCTAGTTCTTCTGCGTTTAATCAAGAAATGTCTAGGTATGTTCAGGACTTAGTTGATTCTTCCGATGGGATGTATAGCGAGTTTATACAAGAAACTGGTACTGTTTATATAGCCAAGGCTACAAAGACTTTACAGAGCGCCGAAAGAACTGCAGCTAAGAAGTCTGCGACAAGGGCAGCTGACTTTAGTAAGCAATCATTAATTCGTAAAGCAAAAGAACATTCCGCTGCTGGTGGTGATCCTACTGTTAGTGAGCAAATATTCAGAGAAGCTGCTGCTGCTATTCAAAATGCTTATGATGTTGGTGGAACCGCTGCTCAATACTTTGCATCTTTAGATGAGCTTAACCTTGGCAGAGCGCAAGCATCTGTGGCTGGATTGGAAAAAACAACTTCACATCTAAGTGAGTCACAGCTTCTTACAGTAAGTGCTGCTATAGAAAATCCTTTGTCTATTGGTTTGCTTACAGGTAGTCTTGCACATCTTGCTCCTATTGTTTCTTCAATTCACTCTAATGCAAATTATGAAGGCTTAGATAAACTTTCCGCATTGTTTGATGGTTTGGTTGTAGATCAACAGGGTATTGACACTGCTGATTTTAATGAAGAGATTGACGATTTAATAGATGGTCAAACAGTAACGAATCAAGTTTCTGCGCGTGGTCTTTTTGAAGCTAATGTAAACGGTGCGGCAGTTAACGATAAAGGCGCTGCTGCTAAAGCATCTTTGCGTTTACCTGCAAGAGTTTTAAATAGGAACGTAATGAACTTCCTTGCCTCTAGTACAACAGACAGCGATCATAAAACTGTTACTGCTATTCTTGCCTCCCTAAATGGAAAAGACCCTGCTGCTAAAATAATTAATCAGATACCTGACGCGGGGCTACGTGCTGAGGTTGCGTATATTCTTAGAGAGTACACGCCAGAAGAAATAGATACTATAATCGCTGATGTAGATAAAGGATTTAACTTAGCTGCTAATCTAGATGAACAAACTCATGCAGAAACAAAAGCAAAAAATGTTCAAGCTACGGCTGCTAAAAAACAAATAGATGCACAGTTTGTTGCATTGAATAAACCATCATATATGAACAACTATGGATCACTTCTAGGTAATTTAGAAAGTGCAACATCTCCAGCTTTAACTCAAACAGCGGCGGTAGCATTGTATAATTATGTTAATAATGCAGACCCGCGTTTAGTTCCACCAGATCATTTTGTTAATGTTGCTAGAAAACTTACGGAAAGCGTTCCAAAAGCTCAATTAGCACAAGCTACTGAAACCTCTGTTATAAAAACTAACGAGGCTATTAGGTTCATTACTTCAAGAGTAAATCTTAAACAAGATATTGGGCCAACTGCCTTTAATAAGGTTGGTGATCTTAGGAAAATAGTTAGTATGGCTGAGCTTACTGGCCTTCATACTCCTGTTGTTATTAACGGCTGGTATGAAAAGGTAGATAATCTTGCCAAAACAGTTTTAAAAAACAATATGGCTACTGTATTTGATGAGTATGATAGCCAGCTACAAGGAATAATATCTCAGTTTGAATCTAATGCTGCTAACGGCATTGTTGATGCAGAGTTTCTAACAGGTAGTCTTGCGTTTATTGACCAGCTAACACAGAACTTTACAACTGAATTTAACGCAACAGCTGCAAGAGAAGCTAAACTTAGGCTAACGCGTAGTCACTCTACGTCTATTGCAACAACTGCGTTTCAAGCATTGGCTAACGGAACTGATGGAAAAGGCATTGATCCAGCAATACTTGCTGAGGCTATAAGCATTGGCAGTGCTGGCATTGATTCAGTTAATAACAGGTATGGAGATACAAATACCACTGCAAGTAATGTAGCTCGTACAATATCACAGATTGTAGGTACACCAGCATTTGCTAGTAACTTAGCTACTATTGTTAATGAAATAGAGCAAAGAAACAACGACCTTTGGGAAGCAACTACTGCGGCGCAAGATACAGATGACGCTATGGCTAGAGTTAAGAATGGCACGGGTAGCCCTGATGACGCTGAGGTGTATGCAGAGGAAGTTTTAGGTGCGCTTGTAGATGGCCCTATCAACTATCAAGACCCGCTGCTTTGGAGCAATGAACTTGGTCAGCTAACTCCGTTCTCACAAGAGTTTATAAACTTAGCCAACCTTGGGCATCTACCTAAGTCATTTAAAAATCTAATGGTTAGTGTGGCAACAGGTGGCATTACCGCTAATGAGTCTGTCTTTAATGTAATCAACGCTTTGAATAACGCCAATACAAATGGCAAGCCAATTAACATACTAACTCAAATGCCTAACTTAACAGACCAAGAAACTGAGGCAGCGGTTCGTCTTTCGTTTGCTCAAGACTTAGCAGAGTTTAGCCAGCAAACTGTTTCTGAATCTTTAGCTACAATTCTTGGCCGTGAATCTGAAATGAAGGTTTCAATAACTGACTATAGTAAAGATGTACTTGATGCTAAAATCCCTGAGTGGGTTGCTGAAACGTGGCCTGATGCAGACTTAAAGTCTAGGGCTTTACTTAGGTTTGCAACTAAGGAGGCATTTATTCAAGGTGCATCTACAGCAGAGGATGTTAAGTCTAGGGTTCAATACTACATTGATAATCATTTCGTTGAAGATGATAAGGTTATTGGCGCTGGTGTAGATGGTAAGGTTATTGGTGGTCGCCAGTTATTGCCAAATGAAATTGTTAGAATGGACGCTAAGATAGAAGCGGCAATAATTCAAAGCGCCACCCCAGAAGAAGCTGCTAAGTTTTTAAAAGTAACTGATCTTGCAGGGTCATACGCTGCTGGCACTGTTGTATCTGCCGCTGTTTCATTAGAGCAAACTATTAGGAATGTAATTACTGGCGATAGACGATTAGATTTAAATTGGAAATTGCAACCTGATCCTAGTCGTTATGGCAATTATTACTTAATGATTAAGACAGAGGCAGGAACTTATGTTCAGCGAACTGTTGATGTTGAAACAGAAGGCGGCACTGTAAAGGTGCCTATGTCGTTTGATGTTTCTGATTACAGAGGTATGACTAGCACATCAGACTTAGATCAGTTGTATTCAACGCAGTATAAAAATTCACTTAAAGCTAATGGCACTAGTTCTTTTGCCGCGTCTATAAATTCTGGAAATAAATTCCTTGGATTAGAGGGGTTTGGTTTAAATGGGTCCGAGGATGAGGTTAATGCTAAGGCTGCATTAGTTTATGTTCGCAATCCTTCTCTGCTTAAAGAAGACAAGCACAAACAAATCTTCTTTGATCTTGTAGATAATGGTTGGATTAACGAAGCTCATGTCCCTATCTTCTTTGAAGAGGTAGATGGCATCCAGCCATTTGCCAGAACAGATAAGATTACAAGAGAAAGTGCAGTTGTTGGCACTGAGATAAAACCTGATGACCCGCCGCCATTAGCCAGCATACCTATGGTTATGAATAACTTTAAGTTAAACATGAGAAATACAACAGAGGCCGAATGGAAGGCAATGTCTAAGGATGAGCGCTCTGATGCTGGATTGCCTCAGAAGTTACCTATTCCTGCTTACTTTATAACTGGCCGATTCTTTAAGCCAACACCGCAATCATCTAATTGGCGTAAGAACTTTCATCGTGCGCTTACTATGGGCGATGCCATGTCGCTATACACGCGCCAAGAGTGGGACTCTATGGATGAGTCAGAGCGTATAAGCAAAGGACTGCCTTTAGCTGGGATTGATGTAAATAGTGCTGGCGGCAATAGTCAGTTTAAGCAGGGTAATTAGTAATGGCAGAAGTCCTACCACAGAATATTCTAAACCCTAAGCCTCTTAGTAAGATTCCCTATGAGCGTGGCGATCCTACGTTTGGTGAAACCTTTATTAATAATACTGAGCAACTAATTAGACCTGCGGCAGAGGGCGCTGCTAAGTTACTTATGCCTAGTGTGTTTGATAACAGCAGTGAGCGCGATTCTGAGTTTGACTTTAATAGTTTTCTTGTTGGCAAGAACATTGATATTAAATCCAGCGATGGTCAGTATCTATCTAATTACTCTGCTAATGCAGTGCAGGCAGAAGAGCATTACCTAAAGTTAGTTGGCCGTAAAGAAACTCAAAGAGCTATTGAGCAGGCTGGTTTCTTGCAGCAAATGCTTGCTGATCCTATTCTCTTTGCAGAAGTATTTACTCCGCTAATATACATGAAGGGCTTTCGCGCTGTTGCATCTGGCGGTAAGTTTTTTGCTAATAAAGCATTGCAATCTCAAGTTGATAACGCTTTGCTTAAGTTCCAAGGACTATCTAAGGCTAAACAAATTGCTGCTATAGCTGGCGCAGAGGCTCTTGTCTTTGAGGGGACTCGTAATGTTATTGAGGGCTTTAATGCAACTCAAGCTGAAGGCAAAGATACAGTAGATGCTATAATTAAAGAGTCTTTAGATACAACTATGGCTGTTTCTTTGGCTGGCATTTTTGGTTTATCGTTAGGCAAAGGCTTTAGCGTTTACTCTGATGCAAAGCAAAGAACTACATTAGAGAATTACCAACGCACTCTTGCGGCAGCAAGAACATTCCAAAAAGATATAGACGCAGTTCCTCCTGTTATGCCAACAGAAACAAAGCCGTTTGTTGGAGGGCAGCTTGGATCAAAGAGTAAGGCAGAGACTGTAACCTTAGCAGACGAAGTAACTGATCTTAGTGATACCGATCTTGATTTTATGGGTTCTTGGTTTACTGAGTCTATTTTTTACAAGGCATTACCTACATCAGTTAAGACTGTAATACTGTCGGATGCTCCTAAGAATATTAAGTTAAAGTTTCTTAAACTTATTAACGATGGCGGTGTTGGCTTTAAGCTAAACCAAACTAACAAATCTATTGGCCGCTCCGTGTTTCAAGAATCAGGTGAGCTTGCTGGCAAATGGGTTGATGTTTACAGGGGTGTGCATAACATTTGGTCAGAGGTAAATCCAAGTGGTGGCGCTACTATTCTTGATGTGCCAATACAGAATGCTCTTGAGAAAATAAAAAAGATAAGGGGCAAAGAGAACTTAACCTTTGAGGATTTTGGTGAGCATATAGTTAATCTATACTTAACCAAAGCGTCTGACGTAACGCCACTTGAGTCTAGGGCTTTAGAGCAGATTAGAAAATACTTTGACGAGTGGGATCAAAGGCTTAATGATGTAGGTTTGCTGGGCTTTAACGATGTTCTTGTTAGCAGAAAGGTTAACATAGAGGGTCGGCTAGGTAGTATGGAGTCTGTTACTCAAAGCATAATTAAAAGCAACAACAATTATTTAACAACTAGATTATCTAAAGCAGAGGCAGACTTATCTAAGAAGCAAGACTCGTTAGATAGAATTAACGCAGCATTTAAAGATAGAGGTTTATCAGAAAAGCGAGCTGAACTTAAAGCAAAACTTGAAGAAGAAATACCTTTAGCTAAAGCTAGAGTTGATGATTTTAAAAATGCGCTGAATGTATCTAATGTAACTAAAACTGCAGGAGATGCGGTTAAAGTGTTAGATGATTTAAAGCTAACTGTTAAAGCTAAGGGTGCTATAGAAAACCTTGATGCACACACTGTGCTAATGCGTGAGCGCCTTGATAACGTCAACTCTTACCTTGATGGCACTGCTGTTGAGAAGGGTTTGAGAGAGCCTTTCTTCCCTCGTTACTTTAATCGCAGAGCTATTGAGGCTGACCGTGAAGGCTTAGAGAATATTATTACGCAACACTACATGGAGAATCCTACCACTTGGTCTTGGGACGATGGAGCTGAGCGCTTTGTTGAAAAGACTTTAGATGCTAGTGAGCCTATGGCTAGGGGCAGAGCAAAAAGAACTGTTGCTAGTATAATGGATGAGATAGATGATGATGGTCTTGAGGGTGCTTACTTTGGCGCTGGCAGATCAAAGCATATGATCCACAGAAAGCTAGACATACCTAACGAGAAGATTAAAAACTATATAGTTACTGATCTTAAGCAAGTTATGATTGCTTATCACTCTAAGATTGCACCTAAGTATGCTTTTGCTAGACAGTTTAGAACTGATAGCGGCAAGCCAGCTACTTTAGATGATTTAATTGCAACCAATACTAAAGAAATGAAAGCTGCTGGCACGTCTGAAAAAAATATAGACATGATAAACAAAGAGTTTGTTGCCAGTTATGACAGGATTGTAGGGCGTGTACTTACTAATCCTGATAGCATACAAGCTAGAACCGCTGATTGGTTACGCACTGCAACACAGTGGACTTACCTTGGCGGTGCTGGTGTGGCTGCGGTTGGTGACTTTGCTAACGTATTCATGGATCATGAAATGCGAATCATAGCTAAAGGTTTGATTTCTTTAGCTGATGGCAATAGCTTAAAGATGGCTAGAAAAGAACTAAACAAATCTGGTGATGGCATAGAGATTATAGCTGGCGCTGCTCATATGCGTCAGATGGAAAACATATCTCAAGATCCGTTTACTAATGGCATGACTGATAAAATTAACCACGGGTTTTATATAGCAAACCTTTTGGCTCCAATTACTTTGGCAACTAAACACATGGATGCTTTGTTTAGGGGGCACACTATTATTGAGGCATCGGTGCGTTTAGCTGGTGGCAATGCCTCTAAGTGGGAGCAAGAGTTTTTAGCGCGATACAATATTACTCCCGACTTAGCTGCACGAATTGCTAAAGCTCCTGTGGAAACAACTAAGAACAATTTGTATTTGCCTAACACTGACGCTTGGATAGATGAAGGTGCGCTTGTTGCGTTTCGCTCTGCTTTAAAAGCTGGCGTTATGAATAGAATTATTATGGGTACTCCTGCTGACAAGCCTCTTATGATGAGTGGTAAGAGCTATGTACCTATGAGCGTTGCTAAACAAGTTGGTATGAAGGAAAGCAATAGAGTTAAAGGTTACTCAGAAATAGAAAGCCCTCTCCTTTCTCTGCCTTTTACTTTCTATACTTACACAATGGGTGCGTTTAACAAGATTACAACTAACTATGCTCAAGGTATGGTGCGTAATAACTTTGCTCATTTAGCTATGGGTATGTTTTTTGGTTATCAAATTGTTAAGTTTAGAACGCCAAGCTGGGCTTGGGATGAAATGGATGCAGAAGATAAGGCGTTAAGAGCCTTTGACTTCTCTGGCCTTGCTGCTTTGTATAGCGATATGTTTTACCGCAGCTTAGATATGGGTATGTCTTTTGACTTAGTTAATCCTACACCGTTTGAACCTAAGTTTAAGTCTGAGCCTGACGCGGTAGGCGGTGTTGTGTCTATCTTTGGTGCACCAGCAGACTATACATACAATCACGTTAAGATGATGCAAGAGTTTGCTAGGGGTAACTACTCTACAGGCTCTGAGATGGCGGTTAGAAACACACCGTTAATATGGAATATGTTTACTAAGAACATGGCCAGTGATTTGAAAAACTTTGTAGGAGATTCGTTTGATGATGCAAAATAATTGTGCGTTGCCATGGGTTTTATCTACTGTTAGCAGAACCGAAAGGAGTGCAGCATGACTATTACTTTAGCACAGAACGCAGCGCGTGTATCTTACACTGTAAATCAAGGGGCTACACAGACATCGTTTACTGTATCGTTTGAGTTCTTTGATGCTGCTGATCTTAATGTATTTGTTGATGGCGTTAAGAAAACTATTAGCACAAATTATACAGTAAGTGGTGGTGGTGGTTCTACTGGTGCAGTTTCTCTATCTGTAACAGGCGCTAGTGGCGGCAGTACGGTAGTTATTACTAGAGACATTGCGCTTGCTAGAACAACCGATTTCCCTGCATCTGGTTCGTTTCAAATTGCTACTCTTAATACTGAGCTAGATCGCTTTACTGCTATTGCTGCTGACTTAAAGGATTCTGTTGATCGGTCATTAGGGCTAACAGATTTTGATGCTGCTGCTACGTTAGTTCTTCCTGCTGTTGCTGATCGTAAAGGCAAAGCTCTTATATTTAATAGCTCATCTGGTAATGTTGAAGCTGCATTTCAAGTTACTGCTGCGGCGGTCAATGTGTCTGGGGTATCGGTTGGCGGCTCAGCAACGGCGTCGGTTTCAGTTTCAAGTGGTACAGCTACATTTGCATTAGGCATTCCAGCGGGTGCCACTGGTGCTACTGGCCCCGCAGGTGGTGGCCTAGCACAACTTGTTGCAGATAGTAGCCCAGAACTGGGCGGCAATCTGGATGTGTTAGCTAAAGATATTGTATCATCTAGTAATCGGCCTATTGATCTTGCTCCAAATGGTACTGGTATTGTGGTTATTCACGGCAATACGGCTGCTAGTGCAACAAATGACGGCTCTATTAAACTTAACTGT